AGCGAGGCGCACGGTTGCCGACGTGAGGAACGCGGTCTTGATCGCGTCGAACCCGGCATCGCCCGGCTTCCAGAGCATCTCGAACTCGGCGGTGCATTCCCGCAGCGTGGGCGCGGTCGCACGCCAGCCCTGATTGGCGCGGGTGGTCACGTCGGCTTCACCTGCTTCGAGGTTGAGCGTCACGTCCTTGACGTTGCTCATCTCGGTGAGGCTGGCCAGGTCCGTGCCCGTCGGCCCCTGGTAGATTTTGGCATTCATGCCAAGGATGAATTCTTCGGCCATCGCTTCGATCTCCTTATCGAACGCTGTCTCGCCACATGGCGGGCAGCTTGGGTTGTTCTTTCTCGAAGGCCGGTCCCATGAACGGTCTGGGCCGAACCTTCGCTCGTTTCCGCTTGCCTCGATGCTCGACCTTCGTCGACCCGCCGTACTCCAGCAGGCTCGGCGCTTCGCCTCGTCCCTTCTGGCTCAGTCGCACCGGGCCGATCACCACGCTGCGTTTCGCCGGCTCATATCCGAAGAAGATGAACTTCTTCAGCAGCCCCGTGTGACTGCTCGGCGGCGATCCGGGCTGCGAGGTCTTCTTCCGCTTGCGGATGCTGCTGCGAGCGGTCCTTCGGACGAACGCACCGAACTTCGAGAGCACCCGCCGCGTGCCGGCGTCGACCTTGTCGCGCACGGCCTTCTTGTCGAAGAACAGCTTGGTGATCTCGAAGCGGATCATTCGTCTTTGGGCCTCTGACTCGGCGGCGTCCGCTCGATGGGCCGGCGCGGGCGCTTGGGCTTGAGATTCAGCCGAGCGATCTCGGCTTCGAGTTCTTCCTTCGTCCCGGCCAGCATCGTGTGGCCCGGGGGCGTGCCGAACTTGCCGCTGTTGGGCTCGACCATTTCGATGATCTGCTCGCCGTCGTGGACCAGGACGAACTCGTCCTCGTGTCCGTCGGAGAGCTTCACTTGCACGGTGGTGGGTTGGATTTCCTTCATGACGATCCTTCCGATTGCCGGGGGTCAGTTGTGGTAGATGCTCCAGCCACGGTCGATCAGGATGGCCTTGAGCGCCAGCCCGTCGGGGTCGGACGGCGGCGCACTACTGCCGCTGCTGATGCGGAGGTAGCCGTTGTTGACACCGTTGGCGACGAGGTCGGCGAGCAGTTGGTCGACCATCGCCTGGTCGAACGCGCAGCCGTAGGCGTAGATGTAGCCCAGGTTCGTGCAGCCGGAGATGTCCAGCGTCGTCAGCGACTGGCAGTAGTACACATCGATGTCGCCGAGGTTGGGCATGTCATGCGCGTCGACGGTTTCGAGATCGTAGTTGTCGCCGGCGTAGCACGAGTAGAGATTCGGCATATGCCACAACTCGAGCGTGATGAAGGTGCAGCCGTAGACGCTCAGGTAGTACAGGTCTTGCAGTTCATCCCAGGGCAGCGTGGTCAACTGGTTGTAGTCGCAGTAGAGCTCCTGCAGGTTGGGCATGTTGATCCGCCGAAGCTCGGTCACGTCACCGGACCACGGCAGTTGCAGCATGTACCACTCCCGCATGGGCGGTTCACTGACGACCGGGATTGGTTCCTGGATGTAAGGCATCACCACGTACCCCCGACCACGGTGACAATGTCGCCAGGCGTGCCTTTGACCTTCACCTCGGCCAGGTTGACGCGGTTGAACTCGTGCCACTCGCCCGGCACCCAGGGCACATCCGCACCCTCATCGCCGAGGAAGATCGCGTCGTCGTCGTTGCTGGGCGGGGCGCTTATGGTGAATGATCCGACCACACGCTCCGCAGCCAACGGCTGGTAGTCGGCGGTCAGGACGAGTTTTCGCATGATGATGTTGTTCATTTGGGCCTCATTTCATGGCTCGATAGGTCAGGGTCAGCACGCTGGTAAACACGCGCTTCTCCAACAGGTGTTCGGGGGCGTAGACCGGGTCGTTGACGATGCTCACCCACGCGGCGAACGGTGCCCCCGGAAGTGGGCGGCGACGCAGGTATTCGGCGATCTGGTCCACGAGTGTTCCCAAGGTCTCGACCTGTTCATCACTGGCTTCACTTCCGGGGGGCAGCTTCTTCTGGATGCCGATGTCGACGGTGATGTCGTACTGACTGGCGCTGCGGGTCGATCCGCTGACCTCGAGGGCTTTGGGCACCACCGTCACCTTCAGGTCGGCCAGTTCCTCCAGTTCGTAAGCTGGCACGACCTTCCGCTGTGCGGCGAACGTCTGGTCGAATGTGCCGGGATCAGCAGCGTTAATCTCCGCTGCGACGGCATCCGCGATGTCGGTGACGAGACTCATTGCGTTACCCCGTGATCAAGGCGACCGCTCCGGACGCCGATGCCGTGACGACCGCACCGATGATCAGCCAGATGAGCTTGGACTGGCGCTTGGCGTCCTGTTCCAGCCGGTCGAGCCGGACGAGGATGCCGGGGCGGGTGCCGTTGCCGGGCGTGCCGCGAATCGCCTCGTCGAGTCGGTCCAGCTTCTCGTGGAGCGACTCGAACTGTTCTTTGCAGTGCTCAAACTGGTTGCATTCGGTCACGTGTCTGCTCCCGTGTCCTTGGTGTGAATGCGGAAGGTTGTGCGGTACGGGTCGGACCAGCGCCACGATCCTTCGCCGGCCAAGTCCATCACCTCGTACTTGCGGCCGTCCGCTACGATCACGTCACTCGCCTGCGGTTCGTGCCCGAGTTCGTCCGCGAGGATCAGGAAGTCGATCACATGCGTCCGAATCGTGGCCCCGCCCCCGGAATAGTCACCCGCGACCTCGTAGTCGGTCTTGCCGAACGTGGCTTGGACTTCCGCGTCGGCCTGACCAGCCCGGCGATACGTCACCGGGCTGGTCATGTGGGCCGTGCGCTGCTGCTCCAGCCAGCTCAGACCTTCACGAAGGAGGTCACTCATCGGCTACTGCTCCAGGCGGACGCGGACGGTGGCGTCGTCGTCACCGGCGGCGAGCACCGTCTTGCCGAGGTACTTGTTCGCGCCGGCTTCGGCGTCTTCCTTGGCCACGCCGTCGGCGACGTCCCAGTAGACCTTCGCGCCAGCAGCGATGGCCTCGCCGACGCCGGTCGTCTTGGGCACGTCGAACACGCCGGTCACCGCCAGCGCGCCGAGCGTGCCAGCGGCGATGTCGAGCTTGCTGATGCCGACCAGGTCGCCCTGGACGACCACGTCGCCAGCGCTCATATCCGCGCCCCCGGAAGCCGGGGTGTAATCGATGCTGTTGCCGTCATGAATGAATCGAGCAGTCATAGTCGTTGTCCTTTACAGTTCAGGTGTTGATGTGAGGTCGGGAAGGGACGAGGCTTAAGCCTCGCCCTTCATCTTCAAGGCACCACGGTGATCCTGTTCGCGGACACCGAAATCGATGTAGCCGCGGAACTGGATGCCCAGCGTGTTGAAATCGGCGTCGGTCTTCTCGACGGTCGGTCGATCCACGCCGTTGAGGAACGCGACCTCGATGGCAGGCAGGCGATTCGGGTCGGCCAGCAGATACCACGCCTTGCTCGACGCGCCGTTGAACGACACGTTGGACAGGTACACGCTGGAGACCACGTCGAACTTGCCCACGTGCGGGTTGGTCGAGGGCTTGGGCTTGTTCGCGGTCGTGGTCTCGTTGAGCTGCGTGCTCTTCATGAGCATCTCAGCGGCGACCTTGAGCGCGGTGGGAACCAGCAGGATGTTGGCCGGCATCCCCAGCGGTCGGCCGTTGGGCTTGGTCTGCTGGCTGAACTGGATTTCGGCGTCGGTCAGGCCATCGACGCTGAGCGCGGTGTCAGCGCCTTCGGCGTAGTTGCCGTGATCGGCGTGGAAGAACGCCTTGCCGTCGGCCTGGACGGGGTTGCGCAGCCACAGGCTCCACACCGCATCGGCGATCGACTCGGCCGCACCCATGCCGATCTGGCGCGGGATGTCCGTGAACGCGCCCAGATCATCGTTGATGATCATCTGGCGGGTCAGCGCGAACATGATCCCGTGGGTGTCGGCCTTCTGGCCGAACTTCTGCTCGTCCAGCTTGCCGTGCTTGAGCTCACCGTCCGCACTGACCTGCTCGAACTTGAACGCGCCGGTCATGCGGTAGCGGCTGTGCTCCTTGAAGTCGTTGACGCTGGCGATCTTCGCGACCCTGCGCCAGGCGTCCTCGATGTAGTTGTAGCCCTCCAGCAGCATCTTGTTGGCGATGTTGCTGAGCACGCCGGGCAGCGTGGTGGTGCTGAACGCGGCCTGCAGCCAGCCAGCGGCATCGCGACGGAAGCGCGGCAGTTGCTGGCCATAGGCCAGTTCGCAGAACTCCTGGATGCCCATGCCGCGCAGCTTGTCGGCCGCTTCGAGCACCGGCTCGGCGAACATCGCCTCGACCCGCGAGTTGGGCAGGCCGCTGGCCATCATCGCCACGGCCTCGAAGACCTGCGGGCTGGTCGGTTCGGGTCGACTGCCGGCGGTGGACGGGGGAATCTTCGGACGGGAAGCACGCAGCACGTGCAGTTCCGTGCGCGTCTCGTCCCAACCTTCCTCGATCGCCTTGGCCTCGATGTCGGGATACTTGCCAGCGCAGACCTTGCGGATCGCCTCGATTCGCCGCGTCTCGGCGGCGATCTGCTGTCGCATCTGCACGACGGGGTTGTCGTCCGGCCCATCATCGTTGTTGGCGGGTGCATTGGCCGAGGCGTTGACGGTCGTGGGCGTGGCCCGCGCCGCGCTCTGCTTCGCCGTGCTGGCCGGCTTCTGCGGCTCCGGCACCTTCGGGTCGTCGTCGGTCGTGACCGGCTCGGTGACGGTCGTGGTGCCCGCCGCATCGGTGGGCGTTGCGGCGTCGGTCGTGGCGGTGGTCTCCGTGGCTCGGGGGGTTCCGGGGCTTCCGGGGGCGGGAGTGTCGGTTGCGGTCATGGAAGTCTGCTCCTGTGACGGGGTGTGCTGAAGGTTGTCTTGGGCAGCGATGCGGGCGCTGGTCTGGGCGTCCGCGCCGCTGTCGACGAACGAAATCTCTTTGAGGACGGCCTGTCGGACCACGTGAAGCGGGCCTTGGAAGGTGCGACCGTTGACGGTCACTTCCTGGCCGTTGGGGATGAACTGGGCATCGACGACCGAAGCGCCGATGCTCGCCTGCCAAGGGAAGCCGTTGACGGCGCTCGTGGCTACGTCGCGCGCCCAACTGGTGTCGCGGCTGACCAAGCCCTCGGCGACGACCTGGCCGTTCTCAACAACCACCCGCTGCGTGTGGCCCACGCCCTGGCGCGCGTTGTGGTCGAGCCGAACCGGGATGTCCTGGCGCTCGATGGCCAGACCTTCGAGATCGACCACGACCGGGTGCGGGAAGCCGGTGATCCGCATCACGCCGCCGGTGTAAGCGACCATGCGGAAGCGCGGCATCTTCTTCTCAGCATCGTCCGCCGCCTCGATGGTTAGCGGGCATCGGAAACTGAGATATTCAGGCTGCTTGTTGCTGTTCGACATCCGTGTCGGCCTCCTCGTCTTCGTCCGTGTTGGGGATGGATGCTGTGACTGGCTCTGTCAGTCCGAGTTCCTGCATCAGCGTGTGTTCCTTCGCGCGCTGGCGCAGTTCGGTCTCCCAGTCCTTGCCTTGGCGCGCGTACTCGGCCGCAAGGGTGGTGGTGTTGCTCGTCAGGCGGGTCGCTTGGGCGTTGGCTTCCTTGGCCGGATCGACGTGTTCGGTGCCGTCGAAGAACCACTGGTGCGGAAGTGATCGCACGTGATGGAGCATCGCCAGTTCCGGGGTGAGCGCCGCTTCGCGGACCCATGCGGTAAAGATGCGGTCGAGCACGACTTCAGCCAGGTGGGCCTGCTCGACGCGAATGGACTTGTAGTAGGTCTGGTGGTCCAGGCGACCGGAGGCGTAGTTGTAGCCCGACGAGTTGCAGGCGGCGATGTTGTACGGCAGGTTCAGACAACGCGCGATCTCGTTGAGAATCTCCCGCTTGAACTCGGCGTAGCTGGTGGCCGGTTGCTGGGCTTCGATCTGTCCCAAGCGCCATCCATCCGGCAGCACCGTGGCCATGCGCTTCTCAAGTTCGACGATGTCCATCGGTTCGAGCGGCTGGGCTTCGCCGTTGGCCGGAGCGTCGGTGAACAACACGGCCGCGAAGTCGGCGGCGGTCTCAGCGGCGGCGATCACCGCCAGCGTGTAGCGCCGCAGTTGGGCAAACAGCGGCAGCGCCGACGTGATCTCCGGCACACCTCGGTGCTGGTCGGGCCGGTCGGCGCGGAACCAGTGAATCACCGAATCAGCCGGTACCAGGTCACACGGCGTTTTCCATGCTGATGCGCTGTTCGGCGCACCGGGATGCTCGCGCAGGATCATGTAGGTCTGCGGCTTGCCCCATCCATCGAGAATGATGCCGTCGACCTGGGCAGCCGGAGGGATGTTCGACACTCTGGGGAAGACAGGCGAAGCCACCCGATCGGCTTCGATGAGGCGCAGTTCGAGCATCACGGGTGAATCGACGGTCGCGCTTTCGATCAAACCGGCGAACGCCTCGCCGTCGGTGGCCTTGGCCATCCGCATTGTGCGAAGCTTCTCGGCCAGGTTCACCGCGCGTGCCCATTCAGTGAACGCCGCTTCGACAATCCGGTTCGTCTGGTCGTCTTCGGTCAGCAACTGCAGGCGAGGGCCGGTGCCGATGCAGTCGTTGGCGATCGTGAGCACGATGCCCTTGGCGTAGGAGTTGTTCGCCACCTCGTAGCGAGCGCGCTCGCGCAGCTTCTTGCGGACGTCGGGCGACGCCGCGCCATCGGCGGACAGCCCATCGGCCATCGCCCAATGCCGGGCGTTCTCGGCGGTGGTCTGCGCCGCGTCGTAGCGCGCCCGGATCACCCTTGTACCTGGAGCATCCGGACCGTCAGCCAATCCCGGGAGGGACCGGTCGTCTGTGGCGGTGGCGCGGCGACGAGAGGTGAAGGGCCACATCAGACGGTCCCTCCCGGGCTGACCTTGACCAGCTTGATGCCGAGTCCTTTCGACCGGCTGGCCTTCTTCGATTCGAGGTACTTGTCGGCAGCGATCTGGTCGGCAAGACCATGCTGTTCGACCGACCCCGAATCGCCGCTGGCCTTCCGTGGCCCGGCGGCGTTCTCCTTGATCGAGTTGTCCAGTTCCTCGGCCATGAAGCTCCTCAAAGGCGGGCCATCCATGGCCGCCATAGAGTTACTTACCCGGCGCAATCGAAAACTGTCGGAACCCGCTCAGGAGAAATGCACTTCGTTACGCATGTAGAACCTGGCGGCCCAAGTCGTCGCCCGCGTGAAGATGGCGTGAACAACGCGACAGCTTGGGGCTACGTCCCGTTCAGCCGTAAAATGCACCGATCGGGAATATTTCGGCCAAGACTGGCTGCCCTGGAAAAAGTGTTACCGAACGGTAAAATATCTGTTGCTTGGCCGGAGATTGGTCGATATATTACCGATCGGGAACGCTATGAAGACCCAGTTGAAGATCACCCAGAAAGAACTGGCCATGACCTGCGGCACGGGGCTGCGGTTCATCGTCGATCTGGAGAAGGGCAAGCCCACCTGCCAGATAGGTAAGACACTGCAGGTCCTCCAATCGCTGGGGCTGGCCATCGAGATCACGACCATGGGCGGCCCTGAGACGGGGAGCGACAGGCCATGAAGCGGCTGACGGTCTATCTCAATGGCGAGCGGGTCGGAACGCTCGACCAAGATGACAGCGGACTGCTTGAGTTCCGCTACGACCCCGAGTGGATGGACAGGCCGGACGCCGTGCCGCTTTCCCGGTCGCTGCCGTTGCAGAGCGAACCGTTTCGGGGAAAGCACGCACGGCCATTCTTCGCGGGCATCCTCCCCGACGAAGGGCCAAGGCAACAGATCGCCGCCATCCTGGGCATCAGCGAACGCAACGACTTCGCCATGCTCGAACGCATCGGCGGAGAATGCGCCGGGGCGGTCAGCCTGTTGCCGGACCAATCGCCGCCTCCGACCGTGGGCGAGCGACGCGTGCGTGAGCTAACCCGGATTATTCATGGCGGTTGGATTGCGGGTGGGATGTGTGGCGTGAGCGGTGATTCGATCTGATTCGGTCTGATGCGACGCGATCGGCGCGAACCGCCCCCTTTCCCCCATGACGCGGACCGGGT